CAATATTTCATCCTTCTTGCACGCCTTTGCTATTGTATTGGCTCGAAGGCCTTGGCGGTACAAAGCCTCAACACGCTCGATCTCAGCATCAATCTCTGGTATAAACTTCCGTAGATTGGGTTGCTCGGGCGTGGCCTCTAAATCAATAACATACGATCTTTTTGTGCCTTTGAGTGGTATACCAGCCGAAGTATTCAACTTTATTGGATCCAGAAATTTCTTACCTGGAACTCCACACAAATTATCGACATAGGATAGGGGTTCGGTACCTTTCCACATGTCACTGGCACACAATCGTTTTAATGGAGCGACATAATCCTGACACGCATATTGTACGTGTTCGCTCGGAAGTGCCACTCCTGGTCGTGCTAAATTTGCTAGACAGGTCTGCCACCCAAACCATCCTGGCCGCATTTTCGGAGGATGGTATGTGTCTTCAACTCCAGTCACACGCGTCAGCACTTCACTCATTGGAGTTGTGACAACGTGTGTGCGTGACGTGCTTGTCACACCGGAGGATCCACAATACCTAAACTGTCCATCTTCTAAAAATCTAATGGCACTCTTCCGTAGGGGCTCCTGATCATACGCTAAGGTGGCTCCTAAGCATTGGCGTTCAAACGTGCTTTCACTGCCCGCTATCAGTACGCCGGGTAACATTTCCAATCGTTCCCTTGCCTCATTCAGTGCGCGTTGAGTTATTGAACTCGCGCAACCTCGCGGCGTGTCTGTCTTCCCTCCAACGTGTATACCAAGAATCGAGAAACCACCATGTGGTGTGAGAAGGGGTGCCCCACACAAACCACTAAAGGTGTTCATGGAGAGGCGGTCGTAAAACCACCCTTGGAATTGAGGGCCACCATTACTCACACGCGTTATGTGCGCTAGGCCTTGGGCATCGAGGAATTTACCATCTTTCTTTCGCCATCGCATAAATGTTTGAACCGAAGAAAGTTCATCGAGTGGGAACCATTTCGTCAGGTTTCTAAAAGAACCGCCCGACGATACATAACACAATGACGTGTCACCTCCACACTGCACTGATAACGATTTTGAAATGAGGCATTGAAAAGAATCCCCAACACGTGCTTGGTCAGTATACAGAAGTTCAGTCCGCAATTCATCACCATATTCAAAGTAGTGCGTGGGCACCAACACCAGATTCGTGTCAACGTACAACACGTTCAACATGTACACGTCCTCGCCCATTTTCAACCTCGCGTAGAAAAGATTCTTGGAGAGTGCATCTAAAGCTTCACCAAAATTCGAAGTACGTGAAGCATGTGTCAAAGGTAATTCATGTCGACGTATATCAGCCCACGCGTCCTCTTGGGCATCACGCTTATTGACTTCTTCTTCATTCTGGGGATTGAGTGAAGTCTGGGCGCAAAAATGAGAATGTGAAATAACCTGCGCAAGCTTGTACATCGCAAATAGGGCAGCTGATGTGGCCAACAATGATTGAGTGGCTCCATCGCGAATCTGTTGCAACATCGGTGAGATTGTGTTTCGTTCAAGCATTTCACGTTCAAATTCCAATTCCACTCTCCCACGCATCAAACGTTGCTCATTGCACGCTCCCAAAAAGAGCAATACAATCAGCCAATACGCCTCATGTGCCAAACAAAACAGGGA